TAACCCACTCCACTCCTTATTCTCAGGACATTGTGAGTGTAGTACTTCTATCTGTGAAGCTAAATTTTTAGTAATAATTAACTTAGCGTTATGCTGTGATTTCAGCTTCTCCATTTACGTATTCATTAGATTTTAATAAATCATTAATTTGATTAAATACTCTTGCTAAATCTTGTGGTGATAATCTTTTAATTGTACTGTTTGTAGTAAATCTTTTAGGGTTTTTTGTAATTCTTGGTGTGATGTTAAACTTTTTAACTAGGGTTTTAGATAATTCTGTTAATTCAGGTAATTCTCTAACTCTATCTTGCTCAATAGTAGTATCTTTTACATACCTATTTGTTGTAGGATCAAAGTTGTAACAGTATTGCATATAACTTTCATCTACTAATTTCAACTCAAGTTTATATACTTCAGATTCTACCATTGCTGGATCAAAAAACCAACCATCATCAAACTTATTTAACCAATTAGGATTAAGATTATTAATAAACTTTACAGCTAATTCATTGACTAAATCTTGAGGTAGTAACATATCAGTATCAACGTTACCAACTGTATAAAAGGTAGAAATACTAATATGTGGTTTACCAGCTCTACTTTCCCAAACTAAATAATGATCTAATTGTGCTAATAATAATTCAAATTGATCTGCTGTACAGCTAGTGCCTAATTTATCTACAAATGCTTTTACATCACTTCCTCCACCTAAACAAAAGTTACTAAATTCATCATCACGTCTAAGTGGTAAGTGAGAATGTCTATACCTGTGATCTAACTCCTCTTCTGAAAAAGTATACCTATTACCACTAATTCCTTTTATTTGATCTTCTTTTGTTTTAATCTCAACAACTAGATCTCGTATTACATTTGTTTCACCAATATCATTAGTAATAGTAAATTCAGGATAGTATAAATAAATATTTTGATTTATAATATGATACCTATTAGGCATAAATTTATCCAATATAGGTTTAACTAAATTGGTTAAATCTTCTAACTCTACTTCAGTAACTAAGTTTTTATCAAAAAGTAAATACTTATAATTTGTACCAGAATTGCGCTTTTCCTCATCTATGTAAACAAAAAGATTGTGGGTAAATTTATCGACTTGAGTTACTACCTTATTACTAAAGTTATTAGAGCCTATTCCATTTGTTAAGGCAATACTACTATTAAAGTACATAATTGGCTCATCAGGCCCAAAGAACTTTTTAAGATTTTCTTCTGTTATTATTAGTCTTTTTGTCATATACAATATAAAATAAAAGGAGGGCTTCCCCTCCTTTTATAAGTTTAAGTGAATTAAAAAGGATATTCTTGAATATTCGCTTCTCCTAATGGTTGAACATTTGTTGTTGTGTACCAACCATCATCTAAACGAATCTTAAATATAGCAGGTTCGTCAGTTCCTATGTTTATATTAACAGGTTGTGTCACCAACATTTCTTGTTGGTGTTGAACCCAATTGTCAAGAAGTTGTTCTACACTTTCCTCCTCATTCATTTAAATTCCAGAATTGTTTTTATCTGGTGTAAAGTAAACACTGAAGTCACCTTCTGGAAGATCAAACTCTCTCCCTGTAGGTTTGTAATTTTGACCACCACTTACTTTAATAAGAGGAGCAAAACCAGGAGTTAGGTTAAGAGCATCTAATTGAGTGCTTTCATCAAGTAACTCACCCCACGTACTAGCCGCAGAATAAACTACTCCGTTTGATCCAACATCACCTGATGTTGTACCAAACTTTACTGTTCTAGTTGCTTGCATTAGAACTCAGAAGCTAAGATTGATTCTACTAATTTAGTATTTGCTTTGTTTTGCTCAATTTCTGCTGTTAGAGAAACCACACGATCAACATTGAAAGGTGCTGCCCCTAAAGCTGCTTCATAAGCTGCTGCCAATGTAGCTGCTTGAGCTTTTAGTTGAGAGATTTTTTGCTCAACAGAAGCTTTAGCATGAGCTTCTGAAATAGATGCTTGAGACTTTTTTGTTTCGTCTGCTGATTGATTCAGCCTGTTTAAATACTTTGACATTTGTTAATTGGTTAAATTGTTTTAAATGGATTGTTTCTTTCAGACACGAAAGAAGAGTGTTTGGCATGATATAAATAAAACATCATATTACACATGACATGGCCAGCATGATGTAATTGACTTTCTGAGTCGAGTTCTTCTTTTTGAAATAGTTTAATTAAATGTCTTTGCGTAGATTCAAGTATTTCTTCTCTGTTTAAGCCTTTTTTCCAATTTTGTGGATTGTACTTTAAAGCTCCAAATTCTAACACTTTTAACATTTCTTCTACACTATTCCACTCAACAAGATCCCACCTCAATTTTCCATTGTTGTACCTTGACCCAGTCATTATTGTATTAATTGAGTTAGTAACTTCCTAGTTTCTTCTAGACCTATTTTTTTACAACAATCAGTTTTGTCTTTTGATATTGATTCTGGTATAAACCTAACTTGTAGCCAAGGATATTTCTGCACATATTTTTCTACTTGAGTTTTACCAGCTAAATCATTATCAAGCATCAAATAAACTGTTGTATATCGTTCCTTAAACTCCAACATTTTCTTCTCTGGAATCATTGTAGTCTCACTTTTACCACATACTGCTTCATAACCTAATCTTCGACAAAAAATAACGTCCTTACACGATTTATCAATTATCAATGAAGTCTTCTCAATCCCTCTTGACAATTGTGTGTAACCAAAAAAATAATCTTCTGGAAAGTCATTACGAAACTTGTATGTTTTCTGGGCAAATGGAGAATAGATTTGGTAATATTCACCTATCCTGTAAGCAAATGTTGGATCAGGAACAACATAAGGTTCAATCTGTTCTTTATAAGACCAATAGTAATTAATTTGTGTAGTTTTATAAAAATCTAAAAGCTCTTTACTAATATCAAATTGTTTCCAGAAAGCAATACCAGCTTCTGTGAGGGGTATTTCAGAAATACGTATCTTAATTAAAGATTCTTTTGGTGGGTTATAGAGCTTGATCTTTGCTCTTTGCTCTAAAGCTGGTAAGTTATAATCCAATCCAAAGTCTTCATTAATCTTTTGGAATACTTCTTCTTTATTAGAAAGGTCTTCTATATTCTTAATTAGTTTGAAAATATTACCTGTTTCACCAGTAGCGGAATCTTTCCAATAGTATTCTACACCAATATTGTACTTAGTCTTAAATATACTAAAACTAGGAAACTCATCTTTTCTGTATGGACTACTATATGCTTTATTTAATCTAAGATCCTCCTGTTTAGTATAGAAACAGTATAATGTAAACTCATCAACTTGTTCTAGAATAGATTCTTCAGTAGGAACTAAAGACTTATATAATTCATCATAACCCATAAAGTATTTTAAAAAGGAGTTTGTGTCAGCTCACAACTAACAGGATTGCCTAACATAGTATGTGCTAGTGAGGTTTATATTTTTTAATGAGGTATTTACCCTCCAGCAAGATTCCTGTTTACCTTTAACTCGAACGCTGTTTTTGTAATTTAACTCCTTTAATTATTATTATTTAATTAAGCAAACAAAGATCTAGCTTCTTCAGCTTCAGCAGATGATACTGATGTAGCTTCAGCAGTTAAAGGTTCATTTAGCTTGTTTGCAATTTCGTAATTAGAAAACTTCAACTTACTTTGTTCTTTTGGAATACTCATGTCCTCAAAGAATGGAGCAAATTTAGGTAAAGCTACATATCTACTATTAGCTTTTCTAATGACTTTCAATCTTTTCTTCTTAGCAGTATTGTTTAATACTGGTGTAGCTAACTTAATAAAATCATTTACTAAGTTGTTACAAACTTTTGTAATTACTGCTTCATCCTCAAATTTTGCATATACATTAGACCCATTAAGACCTTCAATACCTGCAAACATATCCCACTTGATCTTATCTTGGGTATAGTATTGTAGAAGAATATGTTCCAAATAATCTTTATAATCTTTAACTTTAGTTTTAAACATCTTTTCTCCAGATGTTAAACTTCCATCAAAGTTTTTGATTGTTGGAGCAAATAATAAGAAATCTTGTTCAGAAGCTTCCAAACTTGCTCCAGCACTATTCATAGCTTCTAGAACATTGATCTCCTTTACTTCTTTAAATCCTACAACTAAAGTTCCTTTGTCATTTTTAGTTGCTTTAGACAATACTATGTTCTCATTAATCCCGATAGGTAATCCCATAATTTATTATTTAGTTTAATTAGTTACTTGTTGAGTTGTTGCTGCCTTCATACTAGCAATATATTCTTTTTCTTTTTTGTCTAATTCTTCAACTCTATCAAATAATTGTTTAGCAGCTTTATTAAACTCCTTCATTTTACTTTGTTCGAGTTGCTCTAATTCTTTCTTCTTTTTACTTATTTCTGATCTTAGTTCAGAATGACCTTTTAATAAAGCCTTTAACTGATCTGAGATTTCTTTCTTATTTTTCTCTTTTTCTTCCTTTAACAACTCTTCTACGATACCTTTTAACTCATCAAAAGCTACTCGTTTGTTTGGTTTTAAAGATTTGTCTGAACCTAAGATTGTTACTAGTTTACTGATTGTTCCAGTAAATTCTTTAGCTACCTTGTCAGGATTTTCTTGTACTTGTTCTACTTCTTCCATTACCTAAATTTAATTTGGTTAATTGATTCTAATGAAAACTCGTTTAATGTTGTTGGGTAAGAAGAATTAGACATAGTTTGTATAGCTTTATTATTTAGTTCTTCATAGTTTAAGTAAGGTAAAACTATGTGTTTTGTAACAATAGAAGTTACACACCACTTTTCTGTGTCGATTGTAAAAAATAAATCTTTTTTTAAACTTAAAGCTAATTTATGTGAAGCTCTCGATCCTCCAAAAGACGATCTTGCTAAAACCCTAACAATCCAACCATGAATAAGTGATTTAACACTGTCTTCAGTTAGCAGGTCTTTTCTAGTTAAAGCCCAACGTTTTAAACATACATTAGAATGAATTATAGCTTTTTCTAATTCTTCTACCAACATAATTAATTAGTTACTTCATCTAGTAATGCTTGATTTAATACTACTGGTTGTGCTACTACTAACTCTACTGGGTAGAAAGTAGTATTTTCTCTTCTTACATAAGTATTTTGACCAGCATCTTTACCTCTTGAAATAGTTTTAGGAATATAAGCTATTCCATCTTCTGTGTTCAATGGGTGTTCAACAACAACCTTAAGATCTACATATTTCTGGTTCTCATTTAACCAACCTAATTGTCTTATTAGATCAAGTAAGTTGTCATCTTTAGCCCCTTGAGTAAGTACATTAGCTTTAGGTGTTCCATCTTCATTGTACTTGGTTGAACCAAACAAATCAACTTTAGGAGCTGATTTAGGAGTTAAACCAAACATAATCATTCTAGGATAAGCTTGCATTGGTTTCCATTCTGCTGTATCCACCACATCAAAAGCATTACCTTGAAACTCTTCAGCTTTGTTTTTGTAATTTAAATCAAACTGGTTAACTAAGTCTTGTGAAGGATAAACTGATCCATCAGCAAATACACGTACTGTTAACCCAGTAGGGTTTTTTGTTTTAGGTGCTTTTAATCCACCTGTATCAACTATCTTGATACTGTTAAAAAATGAATAATCCATATTAATTGTTTAATCTATAAAAATCTTGTTCCAGTGTGTTGTAAGTTTACCATCTTTATCTACCTCTGAGATAACTATTTTTTTGTTCTTTAAGTGTTCTGGTCTAGCTCCACAAATAATGTCATTTGATGTCTCAAATGTTAGTATATTTGTGTTACCTTCTCTGTAAAGAAAACCAATAGCATCTGCTTTAGAACAGGTAATGGAACTCAATTTACCTGTTAGATCTAATTCTCTAGCTTGTACTTCTTTACCTTGTCTTTCTATTGTCTTATCTTTTACATGACCAAGTAAGATAATTCTCTCACAACAATCTTGTACTTTATTTAACATCAGCTCATAAGCATCTCTTAAATACTTATAGCCAGCACCATTAGGTAGATTAAGTATCTCCCCTTGATAAGCTGCTCCCATTGGAGTTGATTTGTATAGCTTTAAAGCTAGTGGTAAGCACATAGTTTCTAAAGCTGTAGCTGTGTCTAAAGTAATGTAACGATAAGGTTTTCCTTTCTTTTTAATTTCTTCACATATTTCGTGTAATTCTTGATATGTTGTAGCTTTAATTTTTAGTGCTGCAACAAAATTACTTCCCCCCTCTAAATCAATAAGTAAGTTATTCTCTAATTGAGCTGCTAAAGCTGTCTTACCAACTTTAGGAGCAGCATAAATAATTAACTTCTCTGGTGATTTAGTTTTTGCTTCTACTATTCCTGTAGGTAGTTCTATCATTGTGTAACTAGGATTTCTTGCGCCATTATTCAGATTCAGTTACTTTTACTAGTTTAACCTCCTTGTTAATTTCAACTTTGTAAACTACACCCTGTTGATCGACAACTACGATTGAATTAACCTCCCACTCTTCTAAATATTTATCTATTTGTTGTTTAGTGTAATTTAAATGGTATTCTCCATCTGATAGATCAAATAAATGATAAGTAGGTTCTTTTGTTTGGTTTTTAATTGGTTTCTTTGCCATATTATTTAAGTTTAAATTGTGATTTTAATGTTGTGTTGCTAATCTGTATTGAGTTTCATCCATATCTTTTGCTTCTGGTAGTTGATTAAATGTTCCTACTGCTCCATCGAATTTAAGAGCTATAAATTTATTTGGTTCTGAATTTCTGTTCTTTAAAAGGTGGATAGATCTAAACCATGACCTAAGAATAGAAATATCATACCCTTTAAACAAACTTTGGTCTTCTTTTAAATGCCTCTGCGCATCATAAATACCGAATACTACATTAGCATCTTTAGTTGTACGTTTAGAATCTTCAAAATCTCTAAGCAATGGTGTAGTTATTCCATACCTAGCTCGATCTACAGCAGATATTTCTGCATTAAATTGTTGTATAACAATAGGAGTAAAATTACATTTATTCCTAAACCAGACACACAATCTTGAGATTCTATCTATTGAAGATTTAACTGTTTCATGCCCAGAATCCATATCAGCTAAGTTAACTGTGTCAATTAAAATAATTGTATACAGTTGAGGATTATTGGGTGTATATGTTCCACATTCTGAAATCCATCTACCTTCTTTTGAGAATGTTCCGTTATTTCTTGCAAATTCTAGTAATCTGTCATGAAATATAGTTGGTGTAGTCTCCTCATCAACTACAGTAAGTTTTCTCTCAAACTCTGTAAAGTAATCTTCATAGGAGCAGAATAAATTGTAATTCTCTTGAGATAATTTACCACCTTCTTGCTGCCAA